AGAACGTGCGCAGAGTTCCGGTACACTGTCGGTGCACTTGCCGTTTGCTACGGCAAGGCAACTTGGTATCCTTAGTGCGCTGAACCTTCAGCGAAGAAAACGCTGAGGGTCCTTCTTATCTAAGGAGTAGATAGACTATGCTTGGTTCAACCCTTACGATCACGCTTGACGGTTCCGGTGGAACCGCCAAAGTGCTGCCGCTGATTAACCAAGACGGTTATGGCGCCGAGTATTTTCTCGACGACACGACCGTGACGTACCGGGCGAAAGTCCGGCACTCTCGGGACAATGTCAAGGCAGGCACTCAGAACTTCGATCGTCACACTGTGACGTTTTCGCGGTTCGTGAAGCCTACCGAGGCTATCCCTCTTGGGAGTCTCTCGGAAGTTACGTTCACGATCAGGAATGATCCGAACGGCGTTTCGAGCGACATCATCGACCTGGCTGAAGCCATGAGCTTTTACACTGTAAAGGCTGGTGGCGTCAATGCCAAGTTGCTCGGCTGGGAATCGTAAAGCCTCTACGAGGCTCTAAGATCCCATCTGGGGACAAGGGTGAACCGTAGCCGTAGATAGTACACCCCCCTAACTGAAGGAGGCTACTATGAAAAGCTACGTGTCTTATCTACAGGGACTTTACACGGCTATACTGTCAAGTATAGTCGAGTTCGATCCCAGTCTCCGACGTGATTGTGAGCGGGATGCTTCTCGCTTGCTCTCACTCATCAGACAGAGAGGTTTGCCATTCCTTATGGCGGACCTCCCTGCGATGGGGAAACACTTTGATAAGTGCCTCTCCACCGAACGCCTAACCTCAAGCGATATTCCCGGATTCCGGGCCTATCATAAGAGGAGCACAATCCCTCGACTATTCAAGGGGATGTGGCTTCGCGTTTTTGATGATGTTGGTGTGCTTAGGGCCGACACGGATGCCGTAATGATCCGTTTCCTTCGGCAGCTGCTGTATGCAGCCAAGAAGGTCAAGGTTCCTTGCAGCGATTCAAAAACATGGGAACATGTTAATGAATTCTTCCAAGTCGACCGGGAGATTCGTTCCCCTACCCTTAACTGGGATGAGGACGAATTCAGGATTGATGATATTCATGGTCTCCATATTGGCGATCATGATTTTCTCTCTCCTGCTCCTCTTTTCGATCCTCATAGTTTTGACGATCAACAAAGAGGGCCCTCTCCATACCTGGATGCAGGTTTCGCGTCCGCAGTACAGTGTACCGCGGACATCGTTGCCGCAACCCTCGGACGGTTCTACCCGTACGAATGGAGAACTAAGCATGGACCAGGTGCTGTAGCAGATCAGGGTCATACTCAGTTTAAGTATGACTTTCCAACCTGGCCTGCTAAGCTCGACCACGTCTTCCCGATGGCCGATTTTGGCTTCGCCAATTACGGCCACTGGGTTGATTGGGTCACTGACGATGGCCCTCATGAGACCTATAGGAATCATGAGCCGCCTTCCAGACTTATTGCTGTTCCAAAGACGATTAAAGGTCCACGGCTTATCGCCGCTGAGCCTGTAAGTCATCAATGGTGCCAGCAATCTATTCTGGACTTCCTCGTCAGTTCTTTGTCCAAGACCCCAATTGCTAACGTTATTCACTTTCGTGATCAACGTTACAATCAGGAATTGGCAAAGAAAGCTTCCCATACTCAGTCGCATGCGACAATTGACTTGTCGTCTGCTTCTGATCGCCTATCATGTTGGCTTGTTGAACGGATTTTCCGACGTAATCCTACGTTGGTTGCCGCCCTTCATGCCACCAGAACTAGGTGGGTGGTTAATACCATCGATCGCAAGTCTCCTAAGTACCACGTACTTAGAAAGTTTGCGTGTATGGGTTCAGCTTGCACCTTTCCCGTTCAATCGTATGTATTTTCGATTCTTGCAGTGGCATCAGTGCTCTATGAGCGCAAATGCCGGTGACAATCTCGAATATACAGCAGATTTCACGGGAGGTCCTCGTCTTTGGTGACGATATTATCGTCCCCATCGACGCCTGGGAGCGACTTCAGGGACTTCTAGGTCACCTTGCTCTCAAGGTTAACCACTCGAAGACTTACGGAACTGGAAGGTTCCGCGAGTCATGTGGTTTGGATGCGTTTGATGGCACTTGCGTGACACCAACGTATACCATGACCTACCCTGATGTGTCCCGTCCTGAGTCGATAGCCTCTAGTGTTGCTACTCATAACAACTTCGTTTTACGAGGTTGGTATTCTGTAGCGAACTATGCTAAATCGAGGATACTTGCTCAACGTCGTTTTGACATTGCGCATGTGCCGCTCGGCTCAGGATCCTTCGGTTGGTACGATCACGAATGGCAAGG